CAGGATTCTTAACATAAAAGGAATTCGAATATTAGGCTCTTGGACCTCTATGATATTTTAACATAGGTGAGTCTCAACTATTAATCTCAACAACTGTACAAACAGCTGTTGAGGTCGGAATGTAAGGAACAAGTGCAGTCGTCCTGTAGTAATGGTCTAGGGCATAACTTGGTGACCAATAGTGATCCTTGTCCAGATCCCGGAAGGGAGCTGTACATTTCTCAATTTGGCCCAAGTAATCACTAACCATGCTAAGTCTACGTCGAGCCTTCTCTCCAGCACTCAGGAAGCCCGAAGCAATTCGAACTTCTGCAGTCCCTTCAAGGATAACCTTGTGGAGGACCAGAATGCTGAAGTGAGAAGGTTGATGTTCACTTATTGAGTCAAACCCCAAAGCTTCAAGAATGGAAGATAGCTAGGGTAGGTTCCCTCCTTAAAGGATAATGGGCGCTCGTGAGAGCACAAATCATCCAATTTGAGGTAATCAGCCTTGACTTTCTCCACTATTGCTGCTCTGGCCGGTGAAAAGGAACTAACTATTCCATTTAAAGACTTTATGAGGATTAAATATGTCTTCGAAAACATATTTGGTCATAACATCTCCAAGACATAGACAAAATCAAGACAACTAAGTAACTTTCTTATAATGCTGACATATTTAATAGATGGGTACCTACCAATTGTGAAAACATCATAGGTCCAAGACTTCAATCTTTCCATATCTTTTCCAGTTTGTTCAAGTAATTTAACATTCTCCAATGCTAAATACCTGGCAAACCCGATCAAATACAGAGGACTGAAACTCATAAGTTTACCTAAGTCCATCGAGTGTAATCACCTTTCCATCTTAAAGATCGTAGGGAACACATCGGTAGTTATTAACCCACCAGGGGCACAGAGAGCTAGCAGGACCCGGCGACGCCGTCCATCATTTACCTTCGCAGGTATATGCTTGAACAACTTCGTCAGGTACCCTATAGTAAACTTGAAGCCCTTGTTGTGTAAATCAACAAAGACCCCCAGTAAACTGTTTCAGTTCCGTATCCCTAAGACAAGGTTCTTAGGACCGATCGGAGAAAACTCTCTGGTAGGGCTCACGAGTCTTTTTGCAAACTCGAGGACTCCACCTCCTGAAATCAACGATTTATGTTCCGAGATATCTACACCTAAGTGTCTCATAATAA